ATTGCACACACTGCCACTTTCCTTAAAAAAGCCTGATCACGCTTAATTAAGCCTAATCGAGCCAGCCCAGCACCCTCGCCCCAAGCTCCCGCCCATCACCCTGCCAGCAACCTCCAGCCCCACTTCGTTCTTTATTTCACAATGTTATTGACTTCTGATCCCTCGCAATTTGTTTAATATTCGCCCATGTCGTTGACATTTTCTGCCACTTCTCTGCCATTCTGCCACGCCAGGAATCGTAACATACTCACACACTGACACTTACACTAACACGCACCCCTGCTAAGTAGGCAAGAGGTCATACACTGACACAGGGATACACTGACACTTACAGATACACTGATACACTGACACTTACCTAAACACGCCCATGCACACGCTCGCCCAGCCAGCCCCTTCCAGGGGCCAGCCAGCCCCCAGAAATCGCCCCAAAGGCCAGCCAGGCATGAACTTACGATCTAGGCCGATCTTGTCAAAATCGCTTGAAAATATAGGTGGACCTGACGATAATCCATTTAGCGGGAATTGTTCCCGCAAAAACTGGCAACAAATAAGAGGGTTCGAAAATGACGATTGACGATATTGCAGATCACATGACAAGGATGCACGACTTCGACTATGAAGAATGTTATGAAGCGATTCATGCATTTTGTTCTCTGAATCATACCGGACAGTTTTCAGAATTGTATCGACTGCTATCCACCAGCGATTTTAAACCCGGTCCAATGTGGTCGGAAACAAGAATTGAACAAGAGAATATAGCGTTTGACTTTGTTCAGGACGCTATTGAGACTTACGTTGAATTCCCTACTGACGATGATGATTCGGAATAATTCCCACAATTCCCACAATTCAGAATAGGACACCGATCATGAAAACCAAGACAACCAAGACAAAATTCGCATCACCTGTAAACCCCTATCGGGGGACGATCGACCCATCATCGACGTTTTATTCGTATAAAGATAATCTCTTAGCAGATCTGGACGTTTCTTTTCACGGGGCAATGAAAGATGGGTTTTGGTCCGATCCGTTCACGCAACCAAAGATAATCAAAGCTTGCAACCAGGCTTGTAATCAAACGCAATGGGATGACCTTCTTTATCAGTTTGTTGGTGGATTATCCAAGCCTAGTAAAATGCCTTGTTTTGGATGGTCCATTCCGGCTGAATTTTGCAGGACTGGTTCAAAGCTTCACAAGCTTCAAGGGTCCACCTGTAACAGGTGTTATGCCTTATCAGGATACTACGTCATGAAGCCTGTAAGAGTCGCAATGTTGCGTAGATTCTATACTTACAAATGTTCCGCAATGGCCTTTGAATATGTTTTGTCTTCTTTTCTCAACTGGAAAGTCCAAAATCCATCCAAGGGAATCGACGCAAAATATTTTCGCTGGTTCGATTCGGGCGATTTACAATCTTTGGGTATGCTGAATTCAATCATCAACATTGCCAGGAATTGTCCAGAGGTATCGTTTTGGCTACCAACCCGTGAAGCTGGCATAGTCAAACAAGTCGATTCGATTCCATCAAACCTGATTATCAGATATTCCACTCCTATGATCGACGCGCTTTCTAGGGTTGATAATTCGACGATGGTATTTTCTGAGCTTTCAATTCTACCAGATAATTGCCAGGCATGCCCCGCAACAACTACTGCCGATCATACCTGTAATGCCCATAATTGCCGATCATGCTGGATTCCAGGGCATGTAGGATACAAGGTGCATTGATGATTATCATAATCGCTGAATTGCTCATAATCGCTTGTGATCTAGTGGTTATGATTGTGGTATGGTGGATTAATCAGCCTAGACGTAAATAAGCTGCGAGCCCTGTCCAGTGGACAGGGCCTACTTGTTTGACGATGAAGCTGCGAGCCCTGTCCAGTGGACAGGGCCTACTTGTTTGACGATGAAGCTGCGAGCCCTGTCCAGTGGACAGGGCCTACTTGTTTGACGATGAAGCTGCGAGCCCTGTCCAGTGGACAGGGCCTACTTGTTTGACCCCAGGACAATCGACCACATTTTTTTGACTGAGACACTTGGTTTATGTGACACAATTCCGCGGTTTTTTCCGAGCCGCCGCCCCAGGCGTGTCGGCAATGCACGTACTAAAGACAACCCTCAGAATTTTTTAAAATAAAAAAGACTTTTTTTGCGTGTACATGATAAAATGGGGTTTATCCAAAGGAGGTCTCATGGAACCGATTCTTGTCAGAGAAGCCGTAAGATCCTACTCGTCGGGCATTAAGATCAACCTGTATCAATGTGGGTTTTGCGGGTCAGAATTTGAATGTACGCCTGGAAACATCAGGCACGGAATCACCAAGTCATGCGGATGCCTTAAGCGTGGCCCGAAACCTACAACGAAACGCAAAGTGTCAAGTTGCAGACTGGGCCGACCCCCAAAGCCTGACCTGATCGAGAACACGCAAGACGCTCCAAAGCTGATCAAGGTATTCACATCGCAGACTCCCGGCGGCGGCAAGAAGAACCTGTATGAATGCGGCTACTGCGGCACAGAGTTTGAATCAACGCCAGGAAACGTGCGGCATGGTTTTAAAAAGTCATGTGGATGTCTAAATCGTGGGCGACCAGGAGACGGCAGATCAGGCGAGAGACTTTACACCACATGGTCTGGCATGAGGCAAAGGTGTAGACCGGGTCGACACACATCCAAGCACTATGGTGATCGCGGAATTACTGTATGTGAGCAATGGCAGAAGTACGAATGTTTTCGCGACTGGGCTTTGCAAAGCGGGTATTCCAGCGAACTGACCATAGATCGTATTGACGTAAACGGGCATTACACGCCTGAAAATTGTCGGTGGGCGACACGGCAGGAGCAATCGCAAAACAGGAGATGCAACCAATTCACAAAGAACGACATACAAGAGATAAGGAGGCTCTGGGGGAACGGAGTAGACTGCGTCAGAATAGCAAGGAAATTTGGTCTTCCGCGATCAAGCAGATCTCACATACTAAATATCGCTAAAGGGAAGAATTGGTCGAATATTAGCGATCAGTAGCCCCTCCCTCACTCCCATCTTGTTATGCTTGTTTGCTTATGTTATGATATGAGTATGGGATTATACGGATCGTTCAAATCGCTGTTTCGCGGCAAAACGCCCTACTCCGGATGGGGTGGGATGGGTGGTGGATATCGCCCTTATAGCGTTTGGTTGCCAGGAACAACGTACGATTACACGGAAATGCTTATCCAGGGTTTATGGAAGAACTCCACGGTAGCTTCCGGTATCGACTGGCTTGCCAGAAACTGGTCCGTCCCAAATCTACAAGTGGTGCGAGTGGATGACGAAGGGATCGAAGATCCGATCCATAATCACCCTGCGTTGACATTGTTACGCCGTCCCCACCCTTACGTGGGTGAAGCAGCGTTCGTCGGTGCATATGTCAGGGACGCAAGCTGTTACGGCAATGTCTGGATCGAGAAGATCAAAAATCGCCTGGGCGAGCCAGTGGAGTTGAAGATCTGGAGGGCTGACAAAGTCTCTCCGCTCTATCCAACGGACGGTAGCACCTACCTCGACGCCTGGCGATACAACATCAATGGGAAAATGCTGGACGTTCCTGCGGACAGGGTGATTCATATCCGGCGTTATATCGACATGGATCAGGATCGGGTCGGCTGGAGTCCTCTGCTCGCCCATGTGCGTGAGATCGCAGTTTTAAACGAGGCATCCACCTACACGGCCTCTCTGCTTCGCAATTTTGCTGTCCCTGGGCTTATCGCGACCCCCAAGGGTGATTTCACGGTCTCAGAGGACGACGCCAAGGCGATCAAATCTCGGCTCAAGGATGCCCTCACAGGTGATCAGCGTGGAGACCCTACAGTTTTGACGGGTGCTTACGAACTGCACAAGATGGGGTTCACGCCGGAAGAGATCGGTTTGGTAGAGATTCCCAAGTCAGCACAGGCTACGGTCCTTGCGGCAATGGGGCTAAACACTTCGGTCCTGGGGCTGAATACGGACAACACAGGTGCATACGGAACCTACGCAGATGCCATCAGGGCAGCATACGTCCACGGGTTGATCCCGCTCCAGAAGGTCTTTGCGGACGAAATGACGCATCAGTTGCTGATCGACTTTGAAGATCCTGATGACGTAAGGTCCGGTCGGATCAAGTTCACATTTGATTATTCGCCAGTTGAGGAGCTTGATGACCGTGAACAGATTGCTGCCAATCGTGCGATACGTCTGCTTGGTGGTGGAGTTATCACTATTAATGAGTCTCGCGATATCGTTGGCTACGGCAAATCTGATTCACCGGACGCTGACTCGCTTGGTATCGCTAGGGATGAGATTCGCAACGAGATTCTACCTCAGGCTGATCCAGCTAAAACAACGGTTTCTGAAGGCGATAACATCGGGTCGGTAAAGGTTCCTGCCAGCACAGGCGAACGGTCCAAGATCGAGGGCGAACGCAACAGCGATTCTCTTAGCCCCAGCCGATCAGGGGTAAACAAGGCTTTGGTCCAGTCTTATGTGAGCTTGCTGGCAGAACTGGAAGAATACGAATCACGTGAGGGTTGGACAGACATCGAGGAGGTCTCCTAAGATGGCAGATTTCATCCAACTCCCCGCACCGCTCAATATTTCGGCAGTCGCCGGAGACGATGTGCAGATGGTGGTCACGGTTGCTCCCGCAACAGACTGCTCCAGCACGATCAGCATAGCCAACATGACATTTGCGGCAGCGTTTAAGACCTCCAACCTGACCTACAACGCAACGACCTCAGCCAACTCCACCACAGGGAAGGTTACGGTCACATGGTCAGATAGCCAGACAACTGCGGCTGGAGCAGGAAGTTACAAGTGGTGGATGACGTTCACGGATGGTGATATCACGAAAACCCGTCTCGCTGGCAATTTCCTGGTGATCCCCCGTGGCTGATCCAATCCAAGTCAGGGTTCGGCTCGAACCTCCTGTGAATGTTGTTGTCTCTCCTGCAAATCAGGTGGGAGTGCAAGCCTCTGTTCAGGATACGTATCGAGTTTCGGTATGCGTTGCCGAAAAGGGTGCAAAGGGCGATACAGGGGCGACAGGCCCACAAGGGCAGCCGGGGCAAACCGGGGCAGCAGGCTCAAACTTGGCAACCCTTGGCGATGTCCAGCTATCCAGCCTCACGCAAGGCGATCTACTCAGCTACAACCAATCAATCAGCAAATGGGCCAATCTCAAGCAGTCAGTTGTCACTGACGGAGGAAATTTCTGATGGCAAATCCAATCCGCATCAAAAGAAGAACATCCGGTGCAACAGGTGCGCCATCAGGCTTGCTCAACGCCGAGCTTGCGATGAACGAAGTTGATAATACCCTTTACTACGGCTTTGGCGACACGGCAGGATCAGCCTCGTCGATATTGGCTATTGCTGGGCCTGGGGCATTTTTAACCCTGAGTTCGACGCAAACGGTCACTGGTGACAAGACGTTCTCAGGCAATTTGATTGCCGTGACGCAGACTGGATCGGACAACTCGACCAAAGTTGCAACCACAGCGTTTGTGACCAGCAAACTCAGCAATCTGACCAACGTGGTCAACACGTTCAACACTCGCACAGGTAATGTGACGCTGACATCGTCGGATGTGACAACAGCACTGACCTATACGCCTTTGACGAACACAAATCCATCGGTGACAGGCACGCTGGCTGTTTCTGGTGATACGACGATCACGGGCAACCTGACGGTCAACGGCACAACGGTTACGATCAATTCCACGACCATGAACGTGGACGACAAAAATATCGAACTGGGTGCAGTTGCAACGCCTACGGACACAACAGCGGATGGTGGTGGTATCACCCTTAAAGGTGCAACGGATAAGACGATCAACTGGTTTTCGGCCACAGGTGCTTGGACGCTGTCTGAGCATGTCTCGATTGCAACAGGTAAAGAATACCGCATTAATGGTGTTTCGGTGCTGACCTCTAGCACGCTGGGCAGTGGTATCACGGGATCGAGCCTGACTTCGGTTGGCACAATTGCAACTGGTACTTGGCAAGGAACAGCGGTTGGCGTGGCTTATGGTGGCACTGGTGCTACAACGGCATCGTCGGCTCGTACAAATCTAGGCTTGGTGATTGGGACGGATATCCTAGGCACATCAACGACAATTGATGGGGGTACGTTCTGATGGCTCAAACCATCCAGCTAAAGCGATCCTCAACATCAGGTGCAATCCCATCTGCTGGCAGTTTGTCGGCGGGTGAATTGGCTGTAAATACCGCTGATGGCAAAGCGTTTACGAAAAAAGATGATGGCACAGTCGTTGGGCTGACAGACGGGTTGCTCTTGGCTACTTCTGCGGATGCCAATTACATTCAAGTATGGAAAGAAACGCAGACGACCGCAGGGACATTATCGCAGTTCCCAAAATACAGTTCAATTACTGCTGCAAGTGGCCCCATTCAGGGCTATTCCCGTGGGTTATTGACAAGCAATACATCGGGTACGGTTACTAAAACCATATTTGACGGTAGCTTATATTCGTCGTCTGGCTCAACAATTTTGCAGTACAAGTCTATCGGATTTAATGCCAACGATACAGGCACTGCGAACACCTCAAAGACGGGACGTTTACTGCTTGGTCAGTATGGAGAGGTGTATCTTGAGTCCTCTACTAAAGTCAATGCCAACACACTTACCACGGCAACATTTGATTTAAATGCCACGGCTCGGCCTAGCGGAATTACGCAAACATACGATCCTCATGCAATCAGTGCAGGTATTCACGCTCGATATGCGGTAGGGACAACTGGAAGTTATAATCCAAGTAGTTCTGCGGATAGAGTTTCTGGTGGTAAGGTAACAGAATTTGACCTTTATCCAGTTGTGCAAGTCACGCGATTTTACAACGGCACATATATTGGTCGGCCCGGCCAGATTTATTTGACTGCAACCAACGATTGGGCCATCGCCGATCCAGATTTGGCGTTCGACCACGCATATGATTACAAGACTACCTTGAGTCTGGGTGAATCGGCAGAACTGGTATTTCAAAACGCCAATCGGACATCGCTTCGCACCCCAAATATGACAGACTACTCGATTTTAACTAGATCCTATGCAGACGCACGTTATGCCGGGATTGGCAGTAGCGGTGGAATCTTTGATGGCGGGTCGGCATCTACCAGCAGCAACACGTTTGACGGAGGCACTGCAACAGGATGAGCAAGATACAACTCAGGCGCGACACTGCTTCTGCTTGGACATCGGCCAACCCTACGCTTTCGTCGGGCGAACTGGGCTACGAGACTGATACGGGTAAATTCAAAATTGGAAATGCCGCAGGAACAGCCTGGACATCGCTCGCTTACGCAGCAGTCACAGCTTACGGCGATCTGTCAGGCGCACCAGCAGCATACAGCCTTCCTACAGCAACAACATCGGTTCTGGGCGGGGTTAAAGTCGATGGAACAACAATTACGATTGCCAGCGGTGTTATCAGTTCTTCCGCATCTTCTTATACTCTGCCTACTGCAACCACAGCGGTTTTGGGTGGAGTCAAGGTTGATGGCACGTCCATCACAATCTCAAGCGGGGTAATCAGTTCAAGCTATTCTTATACTCTTCCAGCAGCATCGGTATCTGTTTTAGGGGGCGTTAGGATTGGGACGGGTGTTGGTCTGGATGCAAACGGATTCCTGATCTCTGATGTTAAGCTCACCACAAACACTTTCACAGGCACGCAAAACCTCGGTGGCAACCTGATCACTCAACCAAAGTTACAGGCATACAGAGAGACCAGTACAGCACCCACGATTTCTGCTGGCACGCTTACTCTGGATCTATCTGGTAGCAACTTCTTCGCCGTTTCGCTTAATGCCGCCATCACAACTCTGACCATCAGCAACACGCCAGCAAGCTCCGCAGCAAGTTTTACGCTGGAATTTACGGCAGACGGGACAGCGAGGGCAGTGACTTGGGGAGCGGCCATCAAATGGTCTGGCGGGACTGCACCAACGCTGACATCGACATCGGGCAAGAAGGATGTGTTTGCATTTTATTCTAACGATGGCGGGACAAGCTGGCAGGGTTTTACAGGAGGTCAAAACTTCTGATGATTGCAAATATCATTCGGAACGCTAAGAAGTATTCGACAACAGGCGACCCTTACTACAGTGCCGTTTCGCTGATGCTCAGTATGGATGGAACAAACGGATCGACCACGTTTACGGATTCTAGTTTAAATGCACTGACGGTGACTGCGGTTGGTAACGCTCAAATTAGCACGACCCTGAGCAAGTACGGTGGAGCGAGTGCTTATTTTGATGGTAGCGGGGATGCTGTCCAAATCCCATATTCCGCTGCACTTGACCTTACGTCTGGCGATTTCACAATCGAGGGATGGGTGTATTTTAACTCAGTCTCTGGAAAGCCGACCATTATCACTCCATTTGGCACGGGAAACACTTTTGGCGGATGGGTAATCGTTCTTAACAGTAGCTCGCAGTTTGCATTCTACTTAAGCACAGCCGCGAATACTTGGAACGGACCCAGCAACGTACTGTTTTCTGCTACTGCCGCTGCTACCGGAACATGGTATCATTTTGCCCTAGTTCGGAATGGCAGCACATTTACTCCATATTTAAACGGCATCGCTGGTACAACAGCAACATTTAGTTCAACGCTGTACAATAACAGCAAGCCGCTGAAGATTGGTGCAGAGAAAGATAGCAACGACTTTCCATTAAACGGCTACATAGACGACCTCAGGATTTCCCGATTTGCTCGCTACGTATCCAATTTCACACCTCCTACAGCAGCATTGCCAACAACCGCATCCTCCACGGTGGCCGACCCTTACTACAATTACACATCGCTCCTGTTGCACATGGATGGGGCAGATACATCAACAAACTTTGTGGATAGTGGGCCAAATGCACTGGCAGTGACTGCGGCAGGAAATGCCAAGATCAGCACAACTCAGAGCAAATACGGTGGGGCAAGCGGATATTTTGATGGGTCGGGTGATTATCTTGATATACCCTACGGAGAACCTTTCAACCTGACTACGGATTACACTGTAGAATTTTGGATGCGACCTGATTCGGTTACTGGCTACGCTCCGATCTTCACCCTGACTTCAGCAACGGTGTCTTACTTTGGTGGAATCTACGTTGTTAGAAACGGCTCAACTATTACTTTTGAGACTCGGCCAGCAGACGGATCTGGCTCGGCTATTGCAGCTATTACGGGTGGGTCAATATCTGTAAACACATGGTATCATGTTGCCGCAAGCGTATCTTCAAATGCTGCAAAATTGTTTATCAATGGAGTTCAAGTTGGATCAACTACGACCTTTGCGTCTCGCACTTTCACGCCGACCGGAGCTAGAGTTGGACGTTTTGCCAACAATTACACCTCTGGGTTAGTTGATTTTCAAGGCTACATCGACGATCTCCGCATCACCAAATACGCTCGTTATACCTCAGCATTCACGCCACCCGCTGCGGCATTACCAGACATTTACAACCCAAATACAACCCTGCCCGTCACAGGTGCTGCCCTCTGGCTGGACGCATCGCAGCAAAACACGCTGTTTACGGACGCTGGAACAACACCAGTGACAACTTCAGGGCAAAGCATTTACCAGTGGAACGATCTATCGGGCAATAACAGGCACGCAATTCAGGCAACATCAGGCAACAGGCCAACATGGAATCCTCCTGCGAGCGGGCAGAATGGGTTGGGGGCTGTTGCGTTTAATGGTAGCCAGTGGCTTGGTTTTACAAACACCTTCACCAACTTCACGATCTTTGTCGTTTACAAAAACACAGATACAACCAACGGATCAGTTCTAGTCGGCAAAAGCAGCGGCACTTCAAACTATCTTTTTGCCTCCACTGTGAGTCGAATCGAAATGAACGGCGGCGGCACACAGCAGGCAAACAGCACAAGAACAAATGGAACGCAGTGGGACTATTCCACGTTTAAATACGATGGTTCAACCGTTACTGCGTACTCGTCCGGCACTAGTGGAACTTCTAATAACGTTGGAACAACATCGTTTTCGCCCGACCGAATCGGGTATTACGCAACTGCATCCTACGCCCTCGAGGGCAGCATCTCTGAATTCATCGTTTATCCGACCGCATTAAGCGACTCGGATAGGACATATGTCGTCAACTATATCAAGTCGAAATGGAATCTGTAATGCAGTATTGCCAAGTCAGTCCAAACGGTCAAATCTCCGGCCCACAGTGGTTGCCACAGTCATTCACGACTGTCAGCAATTTCAACGCCTTGGACGATGCATCCTTAGCCACATACGGCTATTATCCATACATCGCATCGCCCATGCCAGCGTACAACCCTGCCACACAGCGACTTGAGCAGCATTTTGCAGTCAACGGCTTTACCGTGACCGATATCTATATTGTCGTTGATCTGACTCCAGAGGAACAGCAAGCGTATATCATTCAGCGACTCACCGAAATCGGCTACGGAATCGGCTCATTTCTCGATCAAGCGGTGTCCGTAAAGCAATACGATTCCATCCTGTCAGCCACAAGCTGGACACTGAGCAACATAACGACCTATAAGGCCGAGGGCGAAGCAGCATTGGCTTATCGTGACTCAATCTGGAGCTTGTTTTACAACATGGTTCAGGCTGTTCAGGCGGGTACTCAGGCAGTTCCAACAGTGGGCGAGTTCTTCGCATCCCTGCCACCGCTCTGGCCTGTCAACAACGGCAACGGAACAGCTAACGGGCCAATCTGATGACATTCAGCACTGCTGCCAAGAATTTTGTCTTTCTCATCACAGTTGCAATCGTGCTGCTGATTGTTGATCTGATCAAGTGGCAGTCTGGCGGCGTGACATGGTCTGAGGCGATTTGGAAAGTCAATCAGCACAGTTTAGGCTTTGCTTTGGGGATTGGAGTCGTTTTAGGCCATTGTTTCACCGTTCCTAAAGGACTCGGCAAATGACAGGCAGAGAGTTTCTTGACTGGATGATAGGCAGACAAAAGCCAACTCTTGAAGAAATGGCGAAACGAGCTGCACGGCAAAATGCAATCGAGCGATATAACTTGGACTCCAAGCGGCACGCCCAACTAATCACCCAGCTCGTCAATGCCCCTGCTCCAGTGTTTCAAAACTATCTGGACGACCCAAATTACACCTGGAATCCGTCAGTCATCCCAGTGCCACCCAAATCGAGGCCAATCTAATGCCAGAGCCAGTCGTCAACTACACTTACGCAGCACGCTTAGAACGCATCATCGACGGTGATACAGCTGTTCTGCTAATCGACCTCGGCTTTGACGTTGCCACAACCCAACACGTGAGATTCAAGGGCTATAACGCCCCAGAAATGCATAAAGCTCACGCCGCAGATGGCATCAGGGCCAAAGCTGAACTGGAAATGCTTCTGGCTGGCAAACAGCTGGTCATCACGACCACTCAGGACTTCCAGCAGACATTTGCTCGTTACCTGGCTGATGTGTATGTATTGAGCCAAACGGGCATCGAATCCGTGTCAGAACATATGATCAAGTCTGGATTCAACGTGAAACAGGGGGATTGATATGAGCGAAGACGAACTGAAGAATCTGCCAAGTATCCAAGGCTACATCAACGTCGAAGAGCTTAAATCAACGCTACTAAAGGCGTTCGGAACAGGCTCGGTTTCAGCTTTGATTTTGACCATTCTGACTGTCATACTCGAGAACCTCGGCAGGATTTATGTAGGACCGGCGGCAGCAATCGTAATTTCAGTCGCATCCGCTTTGGCGGCATTGATTAAGGCTCATCAAGTCGGGATGAAGTATTTACAAGAGGGTCAGTGACAGGTTATAATATGCTTATATGAAGAGGCCTAGAAATGTCGTCTTCCGTCGCCACCGTGTCAGCATACGACCGCACCGCACCCCAAGACCCCAAACGGATCTTAGCGATGCAAACACCCGACCCCTCGCTCGACCTCCTAAACCCCAATGTGGGATGGGTGATCGGCCCAATTGCTGTCACAACAAACTGGGTGGGGGCCAATCTGGTGAATGTCGATCTGAGCTGGGCAGAGTTGCTGTACAGCGTTGCGGCTGTCATCTATGCAAGTGCGGGCTTAGTGAAGAGCTTCAAAGAGAAGCGGCAATCCAACTCCTCCCAGACATCCAAATCATCTTCGACTGACAAAGAAGAGACAATCGACCTGAAATAACCTCTGTCCCCAGAAGGGTAAGGTGATCTAAGTGCCGGTTGGTCAAACGGTTCCATCTATACCAATCACTTGAAAGGTGAGCAATCATGTTTATCGAAGCCATTTTCTTGTACGCAGCACAGCCAGAATGCCCTAAAGGCAACTGCAATCCAGTTCAAACGGTCACGACAACAACTACGGTCGAAAAAACTGTGTCGCCGCTGATCACTCTGCCACCTCGCCCAGGCAATGGGGGGCGTCGCCCAAGGCTATTCCTTTTTAATCGCAAGCCAGCGGCAACGCAAATGAAATACATTTACATCTGTCCCAACGGGGCATGCAAATAATGTTTACCCAACTCATCATACGCCTGATGACTCCACTGATCGTGGAAGTGATCAAGGAACTACTCCAGCAACTTGCCAGAGGAGAAGTCGTAAGCCTCAACGAGGAAACGGTTAAAGCCGCAATGGAGCAGCGTGAAGACGCTATTTCCAAAGCAGTAGCCGCAGCGACAGCTGGCCTGTGATACGGGTGTTAGCCACTTTCGGATACATCATTTTAGGAATTCTTATCGGCTTGTCCTTGTGTCTCTACTGGTCTATGGATGACGACTGGTATGAGAAGTGGGAACACCAGGATAAGCCGGAGGGGTGGGATTGACTATGCTTTTTGCCGCACTGATGCTACTTGGGCAGACCTCGATCCCCTCTTTCAATGTGCCTCCGGTAACGGAAGTTTCCATTGTTTTTGTGGATCGCGGTAGGACATACGTTGTCGGGACACAATCTGGAACAGTCAAGGCTTATGACGGGCAGGAAACTGACCCTGAGAAGAAGCCCGTTCCACCGCACCTGACAGGCCTTGCAAACGAGTTCTGGTCCATAGTGACCATTACTGTGCCTGACAAGGCAAAACGCAAGCAAGGGGCATTAGCCCTCGACAAATCGATACAGATCACTGAAGCACAGGCTGGAGCGTTGGGCCTGGACATGGCTCAGATCATCGGATTATTGGCAAAGAGTGCTGACGACAATGGGATTCGGACTTATTGGGCTGGCGTGGGTCTTGGCGATCTGCTTGCAAGCAAGGGATACAAGACACGCGAAGAATTGCTGGCAGCATTAGCTGAAATCAAAAAGGCCTGTGAGGAGTTGAGCAAATGACCCCCTACGACGCTCTCAACTTCGGTTTCGGCTGGCATAAAGATCCCCAGGAAGTCGCCCGAATCGTCTCCGAAAACGGAATTCAAGGCTTTTCCGCAACGGCTCCCCACCTCATGGGTTCCGCTCCGACTGGCCCTGTCATACTGACAAAGTACATGGACATGGTCTGGGGCAAGGATAAATGGATCTACAACCAAGGTTCCTGCGGCTCATGCGTTGCCAACGGTGCTGGAATGGCAGCAGAGATCCTCGTAGCCCAGGATGTTACGGATAACGGAAGCGAGAATCCCGGTCACCTTGACTGCATGACGATCTACTGGGGAAGTCGTGTTGAAATCGGTGGTGGGCGACTCTCTGGAGAAGGCTCGGTAGGAGCCTGGGCGGCCCAGTATTTACAGAAATATGGATGCCTCCCACGTAAGAAATATGCATCCGTAGATCTTACAGAATACTCTGCTGCACTCTGCTGTTCAGGCTATGCAAGGAAGGGTGTTCCCGACGATCTCGAACCTACGGCAAAGCTCCACCCCATCAAGTCTTACGCCAAGGTTGACACGTGGGATGAACTGGTCAGTGCAATCACTTCCGGCTATCCAGTCACAGTCGCTTCCGATCAGGGTTTCAGCTACAAGCGAGACGCTAACGGATTCTCAGCCCCTAAAGGCTCATGGTCGCACCAGATGATCATCATTGGGATTGACCTCTCGGACGAGTCCGCAGTGATCCTGAACTCATGGGGCAACGACTGGATCTCAGGCCCGAAACCCGAATGGATGCCAGCTGGTAGCTTCAAGATCCGCAAGAAAACTGCGGAAAGCATGCTTAAAGAAGGCGATTCCTGGGCCTTGAGTAATCTGGCTGGCTGGCAACGTAAAGAAATCCCTTGGGCGAAACTCAATTGGTAGCCTGGACTCTGTTCCTGCTGTATTTCCATCTGTACTTAATCTTCAACACAATCGCTCTGGCAATAGGGACCATCAGACATGCCTCAAGAACCAGACGACGACGATGAAGTCACAAAGAAATCCTCGATTGACTCGCTCTTGGTCGATTTCGAGCAGATTGACGTTCAGGATAACGAAGGCTTTCAAGCCTGTGTCCTGCATCACTCCCGATTGCAATCGCTTCTTGGTGTCTGGCTACATGCATCTCAAATGCAGTTGAGCAGCGAAGACGACCTGGTCATGGACGAACTCCGGCAGCAACTAAAGCTCCTCTTGGCCGATCAGACCCATGACAAATACCTGAAGACAGTCAGCGTGTTTCGTGCAGGAGACTACACGGCAGAACCGGAAAAGATTTAGTTTGCATCAACAATTGTTTATCTGTTAATATATATATGTGAGTATCAATCTATTGCGAGGAAAATATCGTGTCTGAACCGGAACTAAGTCTGGTTTACAAGCTGGCTCCAGCACCGAGAGTTGATAATTCCGACTCTGGCGGGTTCGCTGGATACGCTTCGACATTCCATTTTCTTGATTATCATAACGACATTATCGCTCCAGGTGCTTACAAGGCTGATATCCAAAGGTTTATGTCCAAGGGGTTTATCGGTGGCGTGAATCACGACCATGCGAATCCTATCGGCAAGCCAGTCGAACTCTTTGAGGATGCCAAAGGGCTGTTCCTTGAGGCGATTCTGGTGGATACGGTCAAGGCTCAGGAAGATCGTAAGCTCATCACGTCAGGCGTTGTGAAGGAATTGTCGGTGGGTATTATCCCCTTGCAAATCAAGCGAATGACGAAGAAGGAAACGCTCGACTACTGGAAGAAGGCTGGATACAGCCCATCCGAAGAAGAGTTGATGCGATCCGAGAGCGGTTCACGCCTGATCAAACGAGCCAAACTTCTGGAAATCTCACCAGTTGCACTCGGTGCAAACGAACAGACAGCCATCTCGTCCTTCAAAGCTGGGCGAAAGATCTCACAAACAACGGCAGACCTCCTGGCCCAAGTGTGCGCCCAGATCGAAGCCGCCCATGAAATGCTTGAAACTCTGCTTGTCGATGCCGGAATCAAATCCGAATCGGAAGAAGAAGAAGCCGAAGCTCCGGCCCAGGCAAAAGTTGCAGTTGAAGACCCATTAAACGACCTTCTCGAAGCGTTTCGCGCCTACATCAAGGAGTAATCCCATGGCAGCATCGCCAAAATTGCGTGCTGAGTTCAAAAGTGCCTTTGCTGAGGCTGAAGCACTTCGGTTGAACGAAGATCGCAACGACGACCAGACAGCTCGCTACAAAGCCATCCTTCAGGATGTGCTTCCTACCCTCAAAGCCAAAATCGACGAAGCCGACTCGCTCGACTCTGTCAATCTGGACGCTTACCGCGACCTGACAAACAAGTCTATTGGTACGCCTTACAGTGGCTCAACACGCTCTGCCGGGTTCACAACGATCTCGGATTCAGGCGAAGTCCAAGACGATGGTCTGGGCATTTTGACAGAGAAGCAGAACAAGTCGATCTCGACTCCAGAATATGCCCGAGCTTTCAAGGCTTTCCTCCACTTCGGTGAAGACAAGCTCAAAAACAACTACGCTCGGACATTTAAAACGCTGGTCGAAGGCATCGACGAAGGTGCTGGCTATTTTGTGCCACCCGATATGCTCAATGAAGTCATTCAGCGTAAGCCAGCCCCAACAACCCTGCGAGGTCGTGTTCGTCAGATCACCACCAACAGCAACCGTGTTGTCATGCTGCGTACCACTTTCCGCGACGATGTCTACACCAGCCCGATTCAGGGTATGTGGACAGGCGAAGCCGGAACACCAAGTGCTTCCCTTGAGCCAACCTTTGGAGAAGTCTCGATCCCAGTTCATGAATACATGGGCCGGATTTCGATGTCCAACACACTCCTGGAAGACTCAGGATTCAACCTGGAATCCTACTTCAATCAGGAACTGCAAACCTGGCTGGATCTCCACTACGAGAAGCACCTTGCTTACGGTACGGGTGTAGGCCAACCTCGGGGTATCTGGAACTCGATTTCCAGCAGTTCGGGTGGCGAGGCAGGTAAATTCGGCTTCGTGACTGCATCTGGTTCTAGCTCGACGCTGGACGCCGATACGGTCAAGGCAATGCGATTCAGCATCCTGCCACAGTACGCCCAACCAAACTTCAGCTTCGTCATGCACCAGCAAACAGCGAAGACTGTGAGCCTGTTCAAAGCGTCCAACGGTCAGTACCTGTTCCAGAGCGGTCAGAACTTCCCTGGCATCGTCCAGCCGATTCCTGACTCAATTGACGGGTTCCCAATCAGCTACTGCCAGTTCGCTCCTCTTCAAGGTACAAGTGGTAACGCAGTTGCGTTCTTCGGATCGCTTCAAGGCGTGTTCATGCCGATTCGTATGGGCTTATCCGTACGGGTTTTAAATGAAATCGAAGCCGTGAACAATCGCCGTGTTTACCTCTTCCGTTTGCGTTGGGGTGCAGACACGATCCAAGAACAATACGGCAAATTCATCAAGGTATCTTGATATAAGCACAAGAGGAGAACCATATGTCACGTCATAATCAGCTCTTAAGTAGTGTTCAAGTCAAGAACCTTGTGTTTACCTCGGGAAACAGCTCGTCTGTTCAGGTAAACAGTGCCAACGGACTCTTTGGTGGGGTGACCTTTCTGGTCAACTTCGCTCTAGCTGCATCCTCGGCAATCAAGGTTCAGGAATCAGCCGATGGTTCTACGTGGACTGACCTTACGGTCGGTTATCAGGTATCAACCACATTTGGCGTACCGATCACTGCCGTTCCTGCTGTTCCTGGTGCTGCAATCTCTGCATCTGCTACGACAGCTGCGACAAACCAGTTCCTGGCGATCAGCGTGAATCACCCAGGCAAGGACACTGCTGTCCAAACGTCAAACGTAACCGCTTTTGTAAGCAAGCCTTACATGCGTGTTGTAGCGACAACTGGGACAGCCACTTACGGTGTTGCATTGCTGCATAACGCCAATCTGACTCCGGTTCCGCAACCTGATGTCGCCATCGAGACCAAGGGAACCAACTGATTCCCACCTTTCGGCCCTCTGGGGCGACCTTCGGGTCGTCCCTTTGGGTTCGAGAGCTTAAGGAGACCTTGTGGATATTCTGCTGACTCTAAACGAATGCCTGACATATATTCCTGCCCTAGCGGATGCTCCATCGGCTACTGTACAGGTCTATATCGACGCTGCGTCAAGATCAGTAGAGAAGTTCTGCAACCGAATTTTCCTATCCGACACAATCACCGAGCGTTATGTTATCAATCAAAGCCAGCGTATCTACCTCCGTAGAACACCAGTTGCAAGTGTTTCCCGAGTCGCAATCTACCAGCAGTCAGACCCTGTCAAGGGCGATTCCTGCGGCTATGTGGACAGCTATAACTCCAGCGAAACAAACCTGACCGAAACAAAGCTGGACATCAATCTCGAATACGTTCTGGAGCCGTCTACAGGCGTGCTTACATTCGTCAATCCATATATAAACAGATTTAAGTCATTCATCAAGCAAGATAACCCGTACAGTTTGCAATATTTTTACACAGTCGATTACACGGGTGGTTTTAGCTCTTGCCCAGAACCTGTAAAACTCGCAATTGCCCAGCTCGTCAACAGCATGTATGCCGCCGCAAAGTACGACAATGCCTTACAGTCAGAGCGAATCGGCGATTACTCGTACACACGGTCCAGCTTTGACGCATTCCTTTCAGCACGAAACCCAGTCGCCCACTTGCTGTCGCCTTACGTGAGGTATTCAGTCAATGGCATTTGACGACTTCCTCAACCAGACAGCCGTGATCAGCGAACTGCGATCTCTTAAGGACGTTCAGGGCGGCGTGTATCAATCTTGGATACCCGTTCTGACAGTCAAATGCCTTGTGCAGCCTAGGTCCGGTGGTGTTGACCGTGAAGATGCCAAGGACGGTTCTGCTGCAACGCATAACATCCTGCTCAAAGGCTCGCGTAACCTTACGGCACGCAATCAGATAAAGGTTGGAACATATGTTTATAACGTGGTAAGATGTAATGACTGGAATTCTTTGAGCCATCACACAACCGCTGAATGCGTAGTGGAGACATCCTGATGGATATTAACTCCGCAATGAAACTGATTAATCAGATCGCAAAGAGCGGCGTAACGTCCGGTTCCAGCCAGAGCATGCCTCAAAAGGCCTCGAAGCAGTGGATCTCAGCGAACAATGATGTTCACAAGATCAATTCCGCTGCCTTGGATGCAGTCGCAGAACACGCTGTGAAGCGGGTGAAAAGGTCGTTGAGCCTAAAGTACCCACCTTCATCCCTTCCAGGTGAAGCCCCTGCGAGAAGGACTGGAACACTACAAGATTCAATCCACTGGCGAAGGGGCGTAGAATCACGTCAATTCCCAGGACCAGCCAGCAATTCTGCCAGTGATGAAATGCGATTTGCCTCTAAGAAGCCAGCAGATTATGCATGGCGAGAGAAGATCCAAAGAGAAGGCTTCAGCGACAAATCGATGATTACGCCTTATCCCGCCAGAAAGCCACCTTCCATTGGAACGCGAATCATTCAGGTGAATCCTCGGGCTGTTGATGAATCAGAACGCAGTCGCCTTGAGTATTACAGCTATTTCCTTGAATCAGGCTGGTGGTCCAAGGGTAACGATGGGTTTGGCGACAAACGTCCCAAGTCTGAGGCTCAAGGGAAGAAAATAAAACGGCAGTCTGTCCCTAAAAGCGAGAAGCGAGATGGTCCAAAGTGGAATCCACCCAGACCTTACCTCTCACGACTGGCTTGGCCGGGAATCGCAAAGGAACTGGAGGGAGTTTACAAGGCCTACCTTAGAGACAAACTTCCAGCTGCCTTTAAATCGCTCGCAGATAAAGCGACCCTCAAGGTCACTTACAATCGCGGTCTTCGTGTTCCGTACATTTCTGACAACAAAAATCGTCTCTAGGGGTGGGTTTCGTAAATGCCAACCTCAATCGGCACTGACACTGGTAATAACGGTACTACTACAGGGGGAACCTCCATGGCTATCACAGCTTCCGGCGTAATCAGCGCATCCACCAGCATGACCTTGACCGATTCGGACGTGAACAGCACATCCACGGTCACCCAAAGCAATTCGCTCTCATCCGTAACACGTCCGTCCACAGGGGTTCCCGCCTCGCCTACAGCGACAGAACTCACCTACATGTATGCGGATCGGATGTTCAAGAAGACTTATACGGGCATCGCGGCCAATGCGACAACTACCGTATCGCTCAGTTCATTCCCGGACTTGTTTTGTAACACTGGCACAATCTCCAAGATCAACTCTGTCAGCGTCAAGAACAATTCCAATGTGCCAGTCAATTTCGTCTTTGACAACCTGACAGGTGCTACGGGCGACATCATTAAGGTTCCGGCCTACGGATATGCACAAGTCGGCGCACCTCTGGATGGAATCGCTGTCACCGCAGCCAACTTCACTTTGACGTGTGCCACAGCTAACTCCACAGCCGATGCCGTTGTGACAATCGCTTACCAACGATGATTCCATTTGCCCAGATCGTCAACCGCTGGACAGCTTATTCAGTAGCTCCGATGTATGTCGGGGCTATTCCTGAAGGCTTGTTCCCACCTTATGCCGCACTAAACGTGGTGCAAAGCAACCAGGTGACACTCAGCGGAAACGCGATTCTCTGGACGGAGTCTCTTTTGCAACTGAGCGTGGCTCACACCACATTGGCCGATTGCGAGTCACTGGCTTCAATAGCGATCCAGACTTATGACCGCAAGAAATTTGACGGGGTTGCTGACATGACATTGCTCAATCGAGCCACCTCGTACAGCGAACAGCCTAATCTCACAGGCAACCGCATATGGACAGCGACTTTGGAATTCCGAGTCAGACACTAATATCCCACACAGGAGACTCCCATGGCAATCACGCCAAGACCTACACCTACCGATAAGTACGCTCTCGGGCGTAACAGTTTCATAGAGTTGTACTTTCACGGCACAGCATCTGCCGCAAACACTTACGACATAGGATTTGCGATTTGTATTTCCGAGGGAAGTCTTTCTCTTGACACAGATACAATCGAAATCAACTCCAATTGTCAAAACGGATGGAAGGTTAAACTTCCTGGTCTGAAGTCAGGGACCCTTAACTTTACTGGGTACATCGCATCGTCGATCAACCAGACTCCTGGTCCTGGCATGACGCTTGATCCAACTGTCGCCAGAAATAAATACGACATTATGCAGTACCTTGGTGAGCCATGCGTTGCTTTCGTCTATTCCCTACAGAACCCAGACGAAAATAACTTTGCCGGAGCAACAGTCCAAGATCCAGAAACCCCGTTTGCACTTGTCCCCGATATCCAAAACTCAAAAGAAGTTCCAAACGGTTTTTTCAAGACAGGATCTGTAACGATCAGCCCAGATGACGCAGTCAAGGTTTCTATGAGTGTTGAGCTTTCTGGGAAACAAACGGTTCAGGGCTATGTTGCTGTCGGTGGGTTCAACCCTAACCCAACTGCTTAATCATCCACTTGAAAGGTGGGATCTACCATGTCAGAAGCATTCTATATCGACAAGCTGGCTAACTCTGGAATCGAAGTCAAGATGGCTGGAGCAACCTTCAAGGTTCGTCAGCTTACGCTCCGCGATCAGGGCGTTCTTCAGGCAATCATCCGCAAACTGCAACCGTTCCCATCGGAAAAGGCCAAGAAACTGGTCATCGGAATGGATAAGCAAGTTGCGGGAGATGTGATGAAGGAAGCCCTGAAAGCTGACCTCTTTTACCCGACTCCGGTTGCATCCCCAGAAGGATTGCAATTACTGGTCAACTCGGACGAAGGCCAGAAGGCACTCCTGAAAGCCGCAATCGGTCGCAACGAGGGTGTTTCTGATTCCACGATTGAGGATCTCTACGGGGAACTCTCCTACGCAGAATTCATGCGGATTGCCGCCATTGCAGTCTCTGGGGAAGATCCAGACAACGACCCAAAAGCGGAATGAGCAGCGGTTCGCACAAAGGTGATTCAGGAATGAATTATCAGAAGTTGATCAAGAATCTCGTGGTCGATGGGCATATGTCCTTCCATGAGGTTCTTGATTTAACTCCTTTACAGATCGCTGCTCTCATGGCCGAAAACACGATCCCGCCAGGCGAAGTTGATCCAGATCTATACCGGAGAATTGTAAATGGCTGACCCAACCCCTTTTTGGAAAATCAATCCTCCGACCCCGACTACTGTAGCTGGAATCCCGTACAATCAAATCGATAAAATTCCAGACGAACCAAGCGATGTAGATATTTCGTGGCTCGACCCAGGCATCATTCAATCGCACACTCGATACTGGTTCCCTGATATGTCTGGTTGGCGTGTAGGTTACGGCAAAAACGGATTGACGAGTTGTCAGCAGTCATGGGTTGCTCCTTGGAAATGCAAGGTTGAAGCAGATAGCGAAGATGGTCGTCCTACCGAGAAAGCTTTTGTAGCGTACCTACCCGTTGTCCTCAGGCAAATGCTAAGTTGGAATCGCGAGAGATACTCTTACTACAATAAGTTCTGGGACACGGATCTAGCCGAAGCGATGATACTCCGCAGTCACGGAAAAAACCAATACAGAAATCTAGTCATTACGGATATTGAGCTTATACCGAGAACGGATCTACTCGACTCGCAGTCGGAATCCAAGATTGTATCGGACACGGGGACTCGGACTTCGCTTGGAGTAATGTCCAACACTGGGGATGCAACTCGATGGGATAAGGACAATGCCGATGTTCTAGAGTTCACCCGAATGGTTCAGCAGCAATTACGCATGACGACCACAGGTGGAATAGAAACAGACTTCTTGAAGAACTATCAGCAACCGTTTCCACGCATCCGCTCTCAGTTCTGGCAAATCAATATCACTTGGCAACCTGATCCGTATCAGAATAGATATGGAATTCGTTACGCAAAAATCGACATACAGCCTTCGTTACGAATGGAGTCGCTCAAGAATGTACCAATGGGAGTTGTTCCCACCAGGCTTGATGGGCAACCGGAATTTACCCTCATAGATCCTAACGTGATCGTAATTCCTAAAGGAACTCCAGGTGGAGACCAGTCTGACCCAGGAAACATGAATCTGAATGCACCTGTGGATTACATGGGTAAGCCGGAATGGATTCAGCCAATATCAACAGGATTTCCTGTCAGAGAACCTCAGATCACTTTCAAGGTGTCGTACCCGTGGGTTAGCCTCAAAGACTTGTTGAACGCCGGTCCTATTGGCAATCCTAAGCAGTTAGACTTAAATAGCAAAACAGGATTTGCTGGAGAAGTTGGCCCGCTATTTACGCCTGAAGGTCTGTACATCGGATGTGTCAATAAGAAGTCTTTTTTGGGGTATTCTAGGGGCAGAGTATTATACAATTCCGCAGAGATCACTGAATCTACAAGTCCGATTACGGGGAAGATTGGCTACGAAATTTCGCACGAATTTATCGTCAACCCTAACATGGAATGGAACCAGACGAGATATACGGGCGATTATCAGCCAATACCAGACTCGGTAGCCAAGTGGTACAGCAGAAAGACCGCTCCAGTCACAGTTGCATTCAATGTAAACGAAGTCCCTGCGGATACTAGCACTCCATCATTTAATACTGGCTACGTAGTGCAAATGCTTCCAGCCGCCGGAGGCAGACGTGTTTTCCGAGTAAAGATGGCAGGAGCAGACGATTTTCAAGCCGTATACCCTTACCCGTACAAGGAATTCAAGAACCTTCTTTACTACGGAACGGTTGGCGACAAAGTCTTCTTCGACCCAGAAATAACCATAGAGGGCTGATCCATGTCCAACTCTGTCAATATCACGGGATCAGACTTCGGCGAACTGACAAAAGCTCTCTCCACGATCAACAGGGTAGCGGCGAAAGCCAACGCCAAGATTGATTCGATGTTCCAGCTTAACTTCAGCGGATCAAAGCTATTTTCCTCTCTGGATGCCCTAAACGGTAAACTCGCAGTCGCCAGAATCCGTGCCGATGGTCTCGCCACAGCCCTCAAAGGCTTGAAGAATATCGGAGTCGTCAAGGTTCTCTCTGGTGGTGGATCTGGAAGTCCAGGTGGAGGTGGAGGAGGCAACGAGGATAGCGATCTCAATGCGATGACAAAATACCGTCGCTCATTCGTTAGGTTTCAGAAAAGAGAAGCCGATTTCATCGCCAAGCAGCGTGAGAACTCAGCAAATGACTCATACAGAAGGATGGTAGCAAAGGGCAAGGAAGACGCTAGGTTGAAAGGCAAGGAAGGATCGGCATTGTTTGTTGGCCCAATCGACCAAGGTATAGCCCAGAAGAGATATGACGCATCTATCGCCAGAGCCAAGGATCGTGACGCTAAAGCAGCAGAAAAGGCAGCAAAAGCCAGTGAAAGAGCCGCAGCACGCCAAGAGGAGATAAATAGAAGGTCTCGCAACAGGTTGATGGCAGATTCATCGCCCAGCAATACCATCGGCAATCTTGCAACAAGTGCATGGAGACGTAAGCTCGGAATTAAGAATCTCTTTGACTTCCAATCAGCCAAGGGCTTACTTAACGGTGGTTCGGGCAATCCGCTCATGGTCTCCCGTTTCGGGAATCCCGGTCAGATGCCCTTGATGAGCCGATTTAGAGTCTTTCAGCGTCCCTTCCCAGGCTCGGAACGTAATCCGTTTGCTCTGGGCGATGCCGCCAACATTTTAAATAACGGTGTTTACTCGGCTGGTCGTGGCATCGAAGGTCTCTTTAAGGGTATCACATCCGCTGGCACAGATTCCGTTCGCGCCTTGACAGGCTTTACCCAGATCGGTCTTTCGTTTGCCACATCCTTAGGTAGTGCAATCCCTGTGATCGGCCCATTTGTTTCCATGCTCGGCCAAGGCTTGATGACAGGCTTAGACATTGCATCCAAGTCGCTAACCTTCTTCGTGGACTCGCTTTCCAAAGCCGTGGGCGGGATTATCAACTTTGTGACGAATCTGACCCTTGGTGTCAGCGGAATCCTTTCCCGGGCCGTACAAGCCGCATCCACCCTGACAGAATTAGAGAACGCCGCAAAGGTTTATGTGGGTAAAGGTTCCGGCAAACTAATCGACACTTCGATGGACTACCAGTCCAGATACGGGATTTCGGCAACAGATTCGCTCAGGCTCATGACACGTATCGCAGGACAAGTTCGCCAAACAACATCGCTTTCCAGTGACCAGTCAGCCCAGGCCGCCGTGGACATTTTTAAACAGGTCGCAGAGGCAGGATCAGTCCTAAACCTTTCAACCGATGATATGGGCAAGATGATTCAGTCAATGATCGCTGGAAGGTATACGCCAGGTAGACGGATGGGCGTGACAGTCTCTGCTCCTATGCTGGATCAAATCTCAAAGAACGATACTTCTCGCGGTAAGCCAGGGACGATGTTTGAAGGCCGGACGATGTCATTCCTGTCAGAATTCAAGCGTCAAACGATGCCGTTCACGGGTGACTTGGAGAAGACGCAGTACGAATTTGCCAACCAGCAGCGTAAGATTCTCGGTCTGTTCGAGGGTATGTTTGTGCAGTTGGGGCGGGTTGTTGAGCCATTTGCCAAGGGCTTGTTGATTGTCAGCAACACTCTGTTGACTACCGTATACGACAAGCTCAAGGGGTTTGCGGACGGTGCTAAAGCGTCGATTGAAGATATGCGTGCTGGGGGGTCTGGAGGTGGGTTTGGTTCTGCCTTAAGATCATTCGTATACGCTATCTCGCGTGCTGGCGACTATGCTTATGCTTTTGGGCTTTACCTGTATGATTCACGCTCCATTATTGGCGAGTGGCTTACGTCGGTAGCGAAAAGCATTATGGGTATAGCGAAAGACCTAATATTTGTTTCGTCTCAGTTTATTTCAGCTTTGGCAACGGTCGTAGAGTCTTTCGCACTCATGTTATCGCCGCTCGGTAGTTTTCGTGATGCGTTGATCGGTGTTGCGAAGAAAATGGACTGGATAACAGGACGCGACCCAGAAGGTGATGCACGCGATAAATTTAACGCAGCAAAAGCCGAGGAGGGGATATTCCAGTACAGTCTTAAGGAATTTCGAGCAAGAGAAAAAGCCCCGCTATCGGGTTTTCTGACAGGGTCTAAAGATCAGTTTGGAAGCGCGGAAGTCAGAGAATCGATGGCAAAAGAAGTTGAGATAAATCGGCAAAGGGCGGCAAAGGCGAACTCAATGATCGCCCAACGCAACGATTTTATGAAGACCAAAGGATTTACCGAAGATCAAGCCAACGTAGAGGTCTTTGGGGAAAAGCTCGGGGGGTTATCATTTGGATCGGTAGCCGAAGTCGCCGGGTCGATGAGACGGATAGCTGGGCATATGGGAGTTCTTATGGAATCCCTTGACACGGTATTGCCTAACGTTCCTGACTCAGGAGCAGGAAGCAAACTGCTTGAAAAACTCATCATGTCTACAGACCGCGAAGCCAAGTTTCAACCTCTTCCACCGATGGCTGAAAAAGGCCGACTCTCGAGCTATTTCTCTCCTGCCGCATTCCGAGATGAGATCGCTGGTTCTGATAGAGGGCTTAACGCTGCTGAAGAGACTGCTGCAAACACGGCTGAGATGGCGACATACCTCCAAAAACTTACCGAAACCGCAAGCGTAAACTCGCTGCTCAGTGGCGGCAAGGTTGCTTATCTAGGGGCATAAACATGACTGATCGATTCAGGGCTGGCGAACCACTTTCGGCCTCCAAGCTGAACCGGAACTCGGCAAGCACAAATACTACAGGCTATTACGGCCCTGGCTCATACGTCAAAAGCGGATCGACATTCGGATCGGTACAGCCAGATGTGTCTGGCGTTGAATCATTCTGGGTCTCGATTGACGAAGAACACGCTGAACAGGTTGACCAGAGTTTTGCATCCGGCAGGGTGATTTACAGGTACTCATGGACAGAAGTGCAGTTTGACCAAGGGGCTGGCAGTTGGAGAAAGACGTCCTCTCGAAGTGGGCATTTCTCTTTTGATCCGGTCTACAATTTTGATCCCACGCAGAGGATACCGATAACCGCAGAGGGGACTTTAGGAAATTCCTCTGTAAAATACGTCAGTACGGTTTACCCAGTAACCCGAGATCCTCACACCGGGGTTTTATTTTTTTTTTCCTAGAGGGTGCAAACTCCCGCAAGATCCGGGCTGGCCTGTCAGCATATTTGGGTTTGGTGGGACGATGGAGTTCGTTTATCTTGACCAGCAGGACGAGCAGGGAAATTACTTCATCAATCCCTCAGTTCCAGACAAGGATGACTTAAAAAATATTCAGGCGTGGCGAGTCGCTATTATGCAAGGGGATGACGGTAAGACTTATCAGGTCCGAGGGTATTCTGGGTGGTATTTTCAAGCGTCCTCAAGCACGTCAAATGTTGAAGTGAATTCAACCCCAAACGGCGAAGACAATTATTTTCAAGGCCGAAACAAATGGTACAACTTCACGAAATGGTGGGCAAACAAGCCGAAGGATGACCCATGGTACGCTGACCCAGAATTTTCACCTGATCTGAAGTATTACGGACTGGAGCATCTATTCCTTGGGCTAGCGGAGTTTGGCGGGCATAATTTTACTGGGAGAGGCGTAAATCCTGAAAACCCATCGCTGGGTTCCATAACCAGATATCCTGGGCCTATTCGCATGAGCCATCTTTATGGACCGCATGCACAGTACCAAACTAACAATATTTATCACACGATGAAGTTTGAGTACTCTGGGAAATGTTCCGCTAGATTGACCGGAAAAACGCCAACCGTTGAGAACTGGGGCAACCTTGGGTCGCTCCTCGACGGAAACGGCAAGACGAAATTTGCTGCGGGATCGGATACCCTTCTGGTGATCGACGGTCAACGAGGAATCCGAATCAGGGTTAATGGCTGGCACGCCCACTTTGGCGACCACATACAGGCTAATTCGGCAAGCAACAACGCAGCAGCAGCAACGGCTAGCCTTTTGGCTTGGCAACTCCCAGGGTCGCTGTACTCGGTCAACCTAGAGACAGGAGCAATCAATCCGGTAGGAGGATTTACAATTCGTGCGTTTCACCACTGGTGGATCTCGAAATGGTGCGAAAA